GGGTTAGTATCTTTAGAACCAAACCACCACAACCAGCAGTCCTAGCAGTTCCTTACTTTAATCAAGTAGATAACTACAGAGATGCACAGAGAACTTGTAATAGTTCTTCTTGTGCGATGTGTCTGGCATTTCTAAAACCAGGTGTTATTCAGGGCGACGACGAGTATGTTAAGAAAGTATTTGCTATTGGTGATACAACTGATCACGCAGTTCAAACAAAAGTTCTTGCTGGTTATGGAGTCCAATCGCATTTTAGTTATAATCTTTCTTTTTCTGATATTGATAAAAGTCTTGATGGAGGCAAACCTGTTGTTATTGGTATCCTACATCGGGGTTCTTTGTCTAATCCTACGGGCGGCCACATGTGCGTTGTGATTGGTAAGACACCAGATGGTAAAGGATATTATGTTAACGATCCTTATGGTTCGTTGAATGATAGTTATACTGGTCCAGTTACAAATGGTAAGAAAACCATTTATACCAAAGCAGTTCTCAAACATCGATGGTGTCCAGGAGGTAATGATGGATGGGGAAGGATCTTCGCCTGAGTTCAAGAAGAAAATTCTTGAAGAAGTAAAAAAACTCACAAATCACGGGAAGCATAAAGAAGCTTCAGAACTATTCCAAATTTATTTTCCAGATTTTCCAGGAGGCACAGATGGCAAGAATTGATCTACATAACTTCTTCAAGTTTTACGACGAGAAGAACCCCAATCACATTAAAGCAATTCAGTGGTTAGAAGATAACCTACCTGTCAAGTATCTTGAGGATACTGTAGATTGGGCAGAGATTTACAGGGGAAAAAAGGGAAGTGCTACAGTAGCACCAGTTGCTGTAGCTCCTGCACCGGTTCCTGCTTGGGAACCAGCAACTCCCCCTGTAGCACCTACAGCAAGCAAGGATGATTTCCCTGCTGCTGGATTTAAATTGATTAAGGAATTTGAAGGATGCCACCTGAAAGCTTATCCAGACCCACTGTCTGGAAACTTACCAATCACGATTGGTTGGGGAACTACCCGTAAAAAAGATGGATCACCATTTAAACTTGGTGATAAGATTACACAAAAAGCAGCAGATGATTTGTTGATGGAGCAATGTAAGAAGGAGTTTCTCCCACCACTTCGCAAGATCCCTGGTTGGAAAGAAATGACTGATGGTCAGAGAGGAGCACTCCTTTCTTTTGCTTATAATTTAGGTGCTGGTTTCTATGGTGGATCTAATTTCAATACGATTACAAAACGACTGAAGAATAAAGAGTGGGATTTAGTCCCCGATGCGCTTTACCTCTATCGCAATCCCGGTTCTAATGTAGAAGCAGGTCTTGCTCGTAGAAGAAAAGCAGAAGGTGAATCTTGGAAAAAAGGTTAACCTCTATCAGTAAGGAACAATGTTTAACAAAAAAGAAAATGCTATGGGACAACTAATTCGTGTATGTATTTTGGGTTGGTCTGCTGCTCTCCTCACCGCAAGTTATGCTGGAACTCTCTCTAAGATGGATCCCACATTTATTGCTACCGTCTTCACTGCTTCCGCTGCCACTTTTGGTATTAATACAATGAAGAAAGGTGGTGATGAGGAAGATGAGAAGAAAGAAGAACCCAGAAGAGAAGAGTTTGTAGAAGCTCCTCCAGAACCACCAGTAGAAGCAGTAGAAGAAGTTGCAACATCTCTTGTAGAAAGAGTTGAAGCACTCGAAGGCACTGTAACCCCCCGCACCTAGTATAATGTCTAAGTCACAAAACAAAGGTAGTGATAAGGCAGCCAAGAAACCTAAACAAAATCAAGGTAACGCAACTGCCAAGAAAGCAAAGAACGGTGGGAAGAAAAAGTGAGGTGTTATGCCAAGAGAATGGAACACTCCGCACAGAGAAAAGTGGACTGCCCCAATACATCAAATACTCAAAGCAATAGATAATCACACCCGTCTTCATTTAGAGACGGGTAATTTTTGGCACGAGCAACAAGCACAGATATTAAGAAGATATGTTGCAGATTTAAAAGATTTTATATATAAAGAAGAAGAGTTGACGAAATGACTGACCCAGTATGGAGTGTAATATTATTAGTAAGTGTGGGATTG